CTAATCTAATTCAGTTAGTCTAAACAATTTACCATTTCTGAAGAGCATTTCACATCGATGGTTGTTTTCATCGACTAGTGTTGCTTCAAATAAACCTTCTTCCGGAACTTGAATATCTTCTGCAAAATTATAAGTCTTACCATTAAATTCAAATGTCTTTGCCATATTATCGCCTCAATTTAAAAATGCACCGCCAATATCAATGTTATAAGCATCAATTATTTTCTTGCGTAATTGCTTAAATTCTTTGCCGTGTCCTTTAAAATGACACTCAATAGTGGCATGTGCTAACTCATGATAGATTGTATTTAATTCGATGTCTTTATCATGATTATCCTTGCTTAGTTCCACCAAGCAGGAATCATCATGATACCAATATGTTATGCCTAGTAACTTTTTACTTCGCCCAATATATTTATGTATTAACAAATTAGGCTTAAAAGAATAACCCAATGCCTCGATATTGGCTATTGCTTTTAAAAATATATCAGCATACGGCATCATATCATCATCAAGATATAGTGTACTCATAATGTTTTTCCCAACAATTAACTATTAGTTGACTGTTGCAAACCGTGCAACTCGGAGATAATTGGATCACCATTCCTTTACTGTATACAGAACGCTACCACCTTCAAAATGCTGTCCGTCAAAGTGTGCTAACACTTCAACTTTACCTGCTTGATAGCCAATAGTCTCATAGGCTTTACTGTCTAATACCGTTACGCCAGCTTTAATCTTATGTGCCTTATTTAGGTTGATTTTATACACATCTACTTTCTGCTCATCTGTATTTGCAACAACAGCAGTCCTGTCAGATTTTTCTGTTGCTGCTTTAGGTAATGTCGGGTCATCACGTTTGATAGCCTGTTGCGTTTGTTTAGCCGCCTGTTCTACGGTAGGAGCCTGTACATAATAAGTGGATACGGGTTGAGCAGTTTCCATCTTGGAAACAACTTGTTGTGCTTCCTCTCTGGTAATATGAATAGCATTAGCCAATTTTATAGGATCTTTTACTTGTTCCTGTTTTAATAACACAGGCTTTTTAACCTGATGTGAATTATATATAGATACCCCTACAATGGCTAAAATAATTAAAATTAGCCCCCCTATGAGAATTTTATGTCGTTTTAGGTAACATAATACCTTGAAAGTCCAAAGGCTCATCATAGACCCCTTTCTTGCATTTCTTGTGAGAACATTTCTAATGCTTGTGCTTTTTCTGCATCGAACCGTTCAACAAGATTTTCACGCAACCAACTAGGATTACCTTCATAGTTCCATGGATGCAACTTTCGCTGTTCATATGCACCATTAATTAAATCCCAATCGAATTTAATGTCGTTTACATAAGATAAGTTCCAATCAGGCTCCCAACCCGGAACATATTGCATTGCCTCTTTAAAAAGATTAACAACTTCACCGGGGCCATATTGAACAGCAGCAGAGAACACAACATCACGTAATGCTCGACTATGTTTATTTACATCAAATAATTGATTGGATAATTCGCTACATGCCACATCATAATAAGCATATTTAATGTAGTCGTGCTGCATTGCCATGAACCCGTTAGGGTCAACATTTCCTAATTCTTGCCATTTGCTAATGAACTCATCGGAGTTAATAGGTCCTGCACTTTGAAGGGCTCTTGCATAATCTTTGTAGAATCCTTCTTCTTGGCGCAAGCCCCAACCAAGGAACGCATCCACACTCCCACAGTTACTTGCTAACTGATAAGCACCATACGATATACCCCCTAGGTCCCCTTCACCTGTTGATACAATAGCTGGGTTCCCATTGCTTTCATACGCAGCACTTAATTTTCCTAGTTCCATTTGTTTTGCTCCTTCCTATTTGATTCACGTCCTCCTAAATAGCCAACGAGCCCGGAGGAAATACTCATGGCCAATTCGTTATAACCATAAAGGACGGCCATTATATTGACCGCCCCTAGGATGAGGATTGTTAATACCTCACGAATGCTAATTTTTTCAATCATTTAATCGCCTCTTTTACAGATTTAATGAATGCTATTAATTGTTGAATTAAACCGATCGCACGTTTGAACCACCTCGATTCTACTAATTCAAGCTCGATCATGTTTTCTACACAGGATGCTAGTTCAATTACAATGGGAATAAGATACATTCCGGTGCTTAAAAACGTATCTAGCCGTCCTAAAAAGATGAATTCAACATCTGGTAATGTAAGTAAGATAAACGACAATACAAATAACCAAGGATATGATTTGACCAGTTTCTTTGTCATATCGGCTCGCAGTTTATTACTGACAAGGAATCTATGTTTCTTTCCATTGATTTCAACATATCCCCATCCACGCCAAAGTATGGCCAATATGGTGTTGGCAACTGTACAAGGCCTATTTGTTGCGATATTAAAATTGCGCACCTCGACTAAGATGCGCAATATCGTATCAACAAATACCAATATCAAAGTACAAAATATAGCTAATGATATTTGTACAAGTTCATGTTCATTTAATCCCACCATAATAGGTGGTGGCGGAGCGAAGATTTCAATCATATGTTTCCTGTCCTTTCAATTATTAATCGCTTAACCCCACTATCAATAAACGCTTTTCTGGAAATTTGATTATCGATATTGAACATAATTAAATCATCGTTATTGTAATTTCTAGATGTTGTAATTGTGATTTCAATATCTTTAGATGTAGGAATCGTTAATTCATAAGCTTTTTCTGTCATTGCAGTAATTGTTACTCTATATTTACCTTTTGGTAAGTACACATACCATCGGTTAAACTTTTCTACATGCCATGCTTCCCACTTCCATGTATTGAATCCTATAGGGTCATATTGCACATACCCTCTATCTCCATTTGACTTAACAACATTTAATGGCGTTACATTCACTGAAACCCTTGCATAAAAATCTTGGTCATTAAAACGGACACGGATGTAATTACCACCCGTGTCCTTAGAATTATCTGTTAAATTGTATGTTTGTATTTGCCCATTAGGTGTCTTGGTTTTGATAACTGCCATTATTCCACCCACAATTCTGCACCGTTTGCAAATAATAAATGTCCATTTAATTTGAATGTAGCAACTCGGCGCCATTCTAACGGAAATTCAGATGAATCATTATCAAACCGTATATACATGTCGTTTGAATTTGCGAAATATAGTTGACACCCTAATACACGATTATCATTAGAATTACTCCAAGGAATAGAAATACATGTGCCCCAACATTTTCTCCCACCAATCATAACCTCGTTAGCCTCACCAACTTTTAGTCCAGTAAATTTTGATGGAGATTTTACAAAATCGTCAGGGTTGTATTTAGGTCCACTAATAATATCTACAACTAAATTACCATTTATGGTATCCCCGCTTTTCTTTACATACGTTTTTTCGGCATCTTCTTTTAACATTAGTCCGCCAGTATTGGTACCGGATACATCGTCCTCAGTTAATACTTTAAAAGTTTTGTTTTTGTTCTTGTCGTAGTAGCCTAACGATGTGCCGAGAAATACGGTACGGTTATCACTCATGCCAAATTCCATACTATTGCCAGTAGACATCTTAACCGCATGATGTGCTGCGCCGTTTGTATCTGTTACTTGCACAGATGTATTATTGGGCATGATAATAGGGCCCTTCATCTTGCCGCCACTCAACCCTAAATAATCAAGATTTTTCAACCGTTGCATATTGATTGAGTTTTCAAAGTCGTAATTTGGGTCGCCAACATATATGTCCACTTGGTGACGTTTGTTAGGCTTTTGAGTAAGCACAGAAAAATAGAACTTGCCATTGTAATACGCAATATCTTCAATTTCAGTTTCACGATTGATTTCAATGATCTGTTTAACCGTCCCAAACGGAGTACATTCAACCAAACTGCCTAGTGTTGCTGACATAATAGCTCCATTGAGCATGAAGGCGCCGTTATTATTCATGTCTGGATAGATATAATCGACTTGGTAAGTCTTCAGCTTTTTGAATTCATCATTATATAGATTGATGGTTCTGACTCTTTGGTTACCAGCGATAGGGACAATGGATACGTATGTTCGTGTAATCGGATCATAGTCAATGTTAAATACCTTTTCTTGTAATGTAATAGTATTTTCGATTGCCATAGTATCGGCATTGATAACCGTCAAATTATTGCCATTTTTAAGCCCATTGGTAATGTAAATCTTATTTGTATACCGATTGTATGTCATGGTATTACAATGCCCTAGACGCTCAGAATCCTTGAATTTATAAGTACCTACTTTTTCAAAAGTATCTGGGTTAAGCTCGTAAAGAATTTGATTAGTACCTTCACCATTGATACAAGCCAGTACAAATACATTCTTTTTAGAATTGTAAGTAAACCCTTGGCATTGGTTAACTTCTGCATCATACGTAATGTTTTTCACGAATGCTATGTTGGATGCACCTTTTAACATTGGTGTTTCTGTAGGATAATATGGCTTGATGTTGGTATATACACCCATATCCATGACAGAACCTACTGTATTAAAAGTTAAATGTTCAGTCAGTTTATATTGCCCATTTGGCACTAATAAGATTTTATTCTTTAGATTATCATTAGCTCGTTTAAATGCAACCGTATCATCTGCTACACCATCACCAACTGCACCAAAGTCTTTAACCGACACAATACCATTTAGTGATTCTTTTCCAATGTATTTAGCATCAGCTTCTGTTTTAGTTACAATCCCTTTACCGCCGGGAACGGCTATTTCCTCGGCTTTCGATGCTGCTATTTCAGCACGCTTGGCAGCATCTTCCGCCTTTTTAGCATTACCTGTACTTGCGATTTGTTTATTATCGATGTCTGATTTAATCGTGTCTGCTTTAGATATTAAATCATTAATTTGTTTCTTATTCGATTCTGCCTGCGCAGCATATGCTTTCGTATTATCTGCAAGTACTTGGGTTTTCTCAAATGTATCAGCACTTTGGATAAGAGCTGTATTTGCAGTCACTAATTTATCATCCACCGTTTGAGATAATGCATTAATATTGTCGTTAATAGCTGTTAGCTTTGTTGCATTATCTTGCACTTCATTTGCCTTAGTCTCTGCAGTTAATGCAGCTGCAATTGCTTTTTTAGCCGCCTCAATGGAATTATCGACTATATCACGTGCAACTTGATTTGGATCTTCATCAGCGCCTACACGAATTTGCAATGTGCGATCTAATTGCTCTTTTAATTCTTGTAGAATCAAAATAACTTTATCGCTCATATTTTCAATATGGTTATACGGCCATTTATTAGCAAGTTCTGTTGTTTGTGAAATTGGTGTTTGTCTAAACAATATAACTTTGTAATCAGCCGATAATGGATCGCCAGTACTTGGATATGTCAACGTTTTATTTTTTGCATCATATGCAATATTTCCTGTTTGCTTAAATTGTTTACCATCACTATCTACTAGAATAATTGAAACGTCTTTAATGTCGTTAAAATCATATGGCCAAACAAAGACCTTATTCACTCCATCACATTGGTATTGAACAACTGGATTGTTGACTTGTGGAATCACAATATCCCGCCTTTCTTTGCATATAAAGAGGACTACCTACAATTAGGTAGTCCTTACTTTTACTGTTTCTTTTTCTTTTCTTTTTTAGTCTTTAAACGCTTGTCTAACAAAATTGACATGAATACATCTTCAATCTTGGCATCCGTATCAGTTAGCCCTACACGCAACAATGTCCAGAAAGCATCGGTTACGGTATCACTAAAACCAGTTACACGGTTAGAAACCTGACTGAGCGAACGGCCTACATCAACAATATCTTTATTGTCACTTGAGATAGCTTGACCGGTATCCCATAATTTTTCAAAGATACTTAATCCCATTACGGTATTACCTTTATTGTATGGACGTTCTCCTAAAATAAATTTCATACCCATAGTGGCTATATCTCTCACTAACGGAATACCCATGGTTCCCTGTTGTACAAATTCTTCGGCAAAAGACTTGGCGATAGATTCTGGATCATCATCGTCACCATTTGTTAGTGCTTTATAAATTACCATACCAACCGCTTGTGAAAATACAGACCACCATAGCATCCGTGCAAATTGAGTCCAATCCCCTCTATCTTTGCCTGCATACCAACCTTCAGCAATAATGTTGTATAAAGTGTTGGCGTATGAGTAGAAAGGAACGAATAACTGCGTTAATGGATTTCTTGCTCGTTGAATAGCTGCTGCATCTTTAGTGTCACCACTTCCGAATATGTCCCGTATTACTCGGTCACCTGCTTCAATTGCTTGTTGGTTAATCCACTCAGTACTTAACCCTTCCTTGGATTGGAGTTCAGCAACCTTTTGATCGTACGCAAATTTCCAAACCGGAATAGATAATGCGAAGTCTGTTTCCGTAAGTAGTCGAAATCCCATGTTGTTAATTTCATCACGGATTTCAGCACCTTTTTCAAATTTATAACCGCCAATATTCTTATCATTAATACGGAGCCCCTTTCCTTGGATGCTTAATCCTTTTTTGAGATCTTTATCCAAAGTTTGAATACGTTCACGCATAAAGATTGATTGTTCTAATACAAAGTCACGAGTATTATTATAGGTTTCTGTACCATGGCCATAGAATCCTACACTTGCATGATTAACGGCTCGAAGGACATTACCCGCACCAATACGATATACGGCAACAGGAATATTCAAAGTATTCTGAATGGCAACTGATACACGACCAGCCATGATAGCCATAGATGTGTTTCTCTTTAATGCTGTCACAATCTTACCAAATGCATCAAGCTTAGCCGCCTCATCTTTCCAATTATCACGAACCCAAGTTCGCAAGAATTGATAGGAATTTATTCCGAATTTCTCAACAATATAGTTTTGGAACTCTCTATTGGCTACTAACCGATTTACATCCGTCACTGCTTTTCGCATAGTTATGTGATTGATTGACTCAGTAATCGCATTCGGAATAACGTCAAAGTCTAACAACAATGATTTATCCTTAACTACATCTAACCGTGATTTAGTAGCACTCATACCAGTTCCTAATATCGCATTACTGCTAACCATAGTCTTAGCAATATCTTCTACTTCCTTGTCAGATATGCTTGCGTTGACTTCAGGATTATAAACAATCGGATAATACTGACCGTTGATAGTTCTACCACCAATAGAGAACGTAATGCCGTCTTCCTTCTTCAATGGGTTCCCATATAATTCTTCCTGAACTTTGCTACGTTCAGTAAAGAAGGAGTTAATGTGGTCCCATGTCCGGATAATGAATTCCCAATCTTTATCGGTGAGGATTTCTTGAAAGGCTTTTTCCATTTCAACTTCAGTTACCTTGGCCGTTTCCATTGCCCGTTGGCGGTTACGCTCTGTACCCCAATTCAAAGCTAATGCAATAACCTGTTCCTTGGTTAGATTACGCAATTCCCCAACATCGTACATATGCTTATTTCGGATGTTAAATAATTCACGCTTACCATACACAGAGGATACATCTTTTGCCAATCTACGCATGGACACTTCCTTGCGTTCATTAAAGGCTTGTGTTGCACGGCTAATCGGATCATAGATATATTTCACAGCATCTGGTCCTAATCGGCGTAAGAATGTTTCAACCTTGAGCAATGATAAATTGCCTTTATTGATAAGTCCTGCAACAGCTTCTAACCCTGTTTGATTGTTTTGTGCATTAAATACATTTCCATTAACTTTACCAAATGTATCGATAGCTTCCGTTAATATGCCATCTACTGCATCATCAAATGTAATCGATTCACCTTTATCATTAAGAATGGTAGAGCCTTCATAAGCGTTGCGGCCATTCTTATACATGCCTGTCATTAATTCTTCCAGTGTGTTCAACTGACTCATTGTTAGATTTTTAAATGACATAGGTGTTTTACCATAGAATAGTTGTACAATCCATGGGTCAAGGAATGTAATACTTTGGTCACCTAGAATATCCGCATCAGGATCTAATGCATTAATTACTGCATTCATATCAAACCCATCTACTGGCTCAAGCCCATCATATTTAGTTAACCCCATTTGATATGCCATATGTGCGTAGAAGTAACGCATATTAGGTTCAATAGTAATAGGATTCTTAGGTCGTGTCATCCTATTTAGATTATCAAGTAACTTAGTTCTTAACTTTTTAATACGGAGCGCATTGTCAAACGCAACACGGGCCCTTGCTTGATTTAGAAGTTGTAACTGTTTAGCTTGCAAAGCCTCTTCCAATTTATTGACTGCCAATGCCCTATCAGCACGCTTACCTTCTCGAATGGCTTGGTTTTGATACTTCTTATACTGGCTAGCTTGGGATAAAGTCAAATCGCCTAATTCCTGTCTAGCACGGTTCATATAATCGCTTATCACACCTACACCACTATCTCGGATAGCACGTACATTATTAATACGTTCCTGTAATTGTGCTTTTAGCTTTTCAATACGGTCTTGAGCAGAATCAAGTTCTTTTGATACAACACCTAATTCTTTAGCAACCTTTTCATTATCACCAATAATTCTTTTTGCAATTGGCTCTAAATCAGATTCAATTGTTTCTGAATTAGGGTCAAGTCGATTTAACCTATCGAGCAATTCCCAATTGTTCGCAAGGTCACGATTGGTTTGTGATTTGATAATTTTGGCTTCCTCTTCAGTAAGTTTCATTTGCCCATCAGAAGATAATAGCCATTCTTCGGCAATTTCTATATTAGATTTACCAATATGGTTATCCTCAATGAATGTCTGCTCCGCAGATTCCATAGCCTGATTAACAGCTTCATCAAATGTAAAACCTGTCTGCTCGCGTTCTGCAGCTTCTAATTCTTTTAGCGCGCCGTATCGAGTATTGGCTAATGCATCTTTACCAAATGCATTATAGCGTTGATGGTCTTTATAAATCGGATATTGCTCCATTAAACGCTTTTCAATATCAGCTTGAATAGAATCTTTTTCATCGTTCCATTCTTTGATTGGGCGACTTTCTAATTCTTTCATATACCGCTTCATTACACGCTCTTTCGCCATTTCCCCGACGTCGGCAATATGGCCTTGAACCTTTGCTTGTTCAGCTTCATCGAGCTGTTTAAATAACTTGCTAGATTCAAATTGTTCAAGGGCCTGCTCTTTTGTGTAGGCATCTATATCTTCTTGAGTAGCGATCATGCGTGCCATAATATCTTGAATTTCCTTAGGTGGCAATCCGCCTAGTCGTGTCACCGCACGATAAATACGAGTTAGCCATTTAGAGAACATGCGGAATACACGTTGCAATCCTTTAGTAGGTGCTTTACCTTCACGAAGGTAAGCTTCCCATCCACGAGCAAATTTTTCATGTGCCTTTGTGTTGTCAGCGCCTCGCGCATCGTCCCATTCAGACCACTCTTTCAACTTGTTCCAATCTAGAACAAGTTGCTCTGGAGCGTTTTCCATTTCAGCTAGGTTCTTAATGTCGTCAAAGAATACGTGTCCCATTTCATGAAGGAATGTTGACCGGTCAGCCGTTTTGAAGATTTGAATAAGGCGATCAGTAGGACTATTAATCGTCGTCATTCCGTTGATAGATTGGTTGTACTTTTCAATGACTTGTATTGCTTTATCATTAAAAATAACATATGCTACCCCTGTTTGTGGTGTATTAAACTCTATCCCTTCAATTCCCTCTTTATTGGCACGTAATGCAAAGTCTTTTGGGTATCCTTTTTGTAAATCAACAATCATATCATAAGCTCTAGGATTGTCTTCGTAATAAACATCTTTAAATGTTTTACCCGGATGTTGTTCCTTAAATATAGCTTTCAAACCTTTTTGAACAAGTTCTGATTGTCTGTCAAATTGGTCAGTTTCACTAATCAAAGTATGTTCATCAGGTATTTCAACTTTAAATTTAGTAGGTTTTACGTCATTTACGTTTAATTGTACATCTTTTCTGTTAAGTAATTTTAATGCCCTATCCAAATCTGCATCGTAATCATCATCTAATTCCTTTTGTATTTGTTTTTTTACATCTTCTACATCACCCTCATAAGTTTCAAATACCTCCCGTAAGAAATATGCATCGTTATCAAAATCATGTATTTCATCACGTGTTTTTGTATTAATTAATACATCTTTTTTTATCCTATATACATCATCACCAATTTTTATGTCTGAAATTCTATTGCCCTTTAGACCTTTATAGATATCTGCGACTTGTTCATTTTCAGCAAAATATAACCCCCATCCATGAACTTGTGCACCATAACCTTCTCCAACCTTACCTAAATCAAATTCATCAAAATCATATGGTGATCCGTGCCATGCGGCTTGATAGTATTGATAATTATGTTGTTTGCGTAGCTTGTCTAAATCGTCTTCGTTTGGTATACTATTGTTAACAATAAACTGTTTAGTAACCGGTTGGGCCATTTGTTGCCTGCTACCCGTTACTAGACGGTTTATTTTTTTTGTATTCGCATATAACAAATTGCCATTTGCGATTTGTTGATTATACCAATTGATATTACGTCTTGGCGTAATGGTTTTAATTTTATTTATGTTTGTTCCATTAGCAGTTTTAGTAAATGTAACGACAACTTGGATGTTCTCACCGCTTGCATTTATATTTGGGTTGCCGTTTTTAGCATACATATCTAATACAAGAATTGCTTCATCAGGAACTGCTTTTTGTGAACGACCATTATAATTTTTAAATACAGCAACTGGATTAGCTATTTTTTTAGGCAATAATTTAATGTCATCAATTGATATTTGATTAGCGTGTTTCCCAGTAATTACTTTATGAATTATGCTCGGATCAATCATGACAGCGCCATCAAGTCCTAACATTTGTAATACGAGTGGAGAATCCATTATTTGAACGGTTCGATTAATTTGTTTTCCGTTCAATTGATCATCAACAACTTGTCCCCAATTCTTTATATCCGTTTCTATTTTTTGCTGCATTTGTAATGGTTGTGCATACCCATTATTATATGCACCGCCGTTCATTTGTACACGAACAGTATTGAAATAATCCATGGCCGTATAGTTACCACGTCCTGCACGTCGCATAATATCTGCCATAACATCAGCATGTTGTGCCATGAGTAAGGCATTGGCTTCAGCCGTATCACGTTGTTTACGGTCTACAGTTTCATCACTCATTATGGATTTTAAAGACTGATACACTTCATAACCAGATTTAGATAGTTGCATACGTAAAGCGATATCATTATCTGCAAGTTCAAACAACTTATCTCGCATAGATTCTAGCGATTCAATTTGTTTGAGCGTATGTTCCATGTCAGCATAATGGGCACCTGCTTGATTAAGTGCTTCCGGATTATCAGCTAATGCACTTTGTGTACGAGCAAGGCTAGATTGATATGCCATACGTCTACGTTCAGAATTAGAACGTGGTGCTTTGCTATCACCTAACCATGTAGGATTGACTCCGCTAGTACGTGCCGTTTCTAAATCGGCATCCATAGCATCAAAATCGCTTGTATATTGTTCACGGTACTGTTCAGTAAGCTCCTTATACACATTATTAAAAGTTTGTTTAATGTGTGCCGGATCCGCAAGAACCACATCAAGCATTTCCTTGTCTATGTCGGATATTTCGTCAAAGTAACTACGAATAATATCATTCTTAACACGCTCTGCACGCTTTTCAGTATCATCCTTGACTAGCTCTTTCATAGCATGTACTTCTTCTTTTGCACGCTCAAGTGTTTTCATGGATAATCCACCACGTGTAAAATAAGAGGATTCTTCCAACGCTTTAACTGTTTCTTCAGATAAGCCGCCACTTAATTGAGCATATGAGCCTATAGGAATTTCAATCGGAGCATCAGCAGTAATTGCTTTGGATACTTCCTCTTGCGTAGTAAGTCCTGCATCTACCATATTTCGGATGGCCGCTTGACCTTCTGTAGTTTCAGCCATTTCATTGACATTTACATAGGCAGTAGACACGCCTATATTATCGCCTTGAGCTTGTACGATTTTTCCATACAACTCAGGGTTTTCTTTTGCCAAATTATTAGCGGCAGCATCGTTTTTTAGGCTTTGCATAATAATATGGCCATTACGGTTTTGTTCTTCCATAATAGCCATGTGTTGTTCTTCAGGGGATAACTTTTGAAAATCTTTAAAGGCTTTCATGGTACGTACGCCACTAATGCCGCCGCCGATCATGCCGAAACCGACTACCGCTGGTAATGCTTGCCACATGGCCTCACCGGCACCTACGAACATATCACCTGCAGAATATGGACCCTCTTGATCATTCGATTTGCGCCATAGATTATGTTGCAACTTTTCGTTGACGTCTTGCAAGCCCTCTTCAAACAATTCCGGAGCGCCGGCTTTAATAGAACTCTTGGCAACCTGTGCCGCAGTAACACCAATACCACGATTAAATGTCTCAGCTGCATTAGTAGTCCCTCTTGAAACTGCATTGGCAAGTGCGGACTTAGGAGCGATTTTAGATGCCGCTTTACCAATAGCACGAGTGGCTACAAATTCAATCCCAGCATCGATAGCAGCAAATGACATGGCATACTCTTTCGCTTCTTCATTAGAATATACTCGATTTCCTTTTTGATCACGTTTACCAATCAATTCAAGATATTTGTTGCCAAATGACATCTTATACATCTCGTATGCCATATCAGCAGAACCTAACCATTTAGCGCCGGTCATTGCAGTAGGTATAGCAGCAGAGCCACCACTAACTACACCGCCACCAATACCGCCAATTATACCGCCTACAATAGCACCTGTACCGCCTTGCTTGCCCATCATATAGATTTGACTAGCAGTTGAACCCAATACCTCTTGTAATGGGCTTCCACCATCTGGCCGTCTGTAATTTTGCAAGTTATTTTGTAATCGATTAACTTCAGCCGTTAATTCGGTAATCTTTTGTGGGTCAGATTCATAAGCTAAGGCGAAGCCAACATCGCCTAATTTCATTTGGTCATTCATTGCCCAGATACTTTGTTGTATGGAATCGAATATACCTTTTGTATTCTTGATTGATTCGATATTATTTAATGCTTGAATGCCTTCAGCTTGCGAGCCATATTTTACTTTATAGAGTTCTGGAAACTCATCATAAATATCTTGTAAAACTTGGCCACGTTCTGCACGCCTAGACAAATAGTCAGCACGTTCAAAGGCTTTATCATCGCCAAACATGACTGTATCTGCACCAATATTTAACGTCTTGGCAATTCGTAAGGCTTCATTAGCACGTAATTGATCATTGTTATATAAGAATAATCGGTCTGTGTTACTAACGAAACTAGCAGGTAAAGCATTAGGTAATGATTGTCCTAATTGACCTATCGCTTGGAATGTATTTCCCTGTTGCCCAAATGGAGATACCGTTGTTGTACCATCATCATTGGTAACGCTTATAGGTGTATTGGCGATTGTAGATAATGCATCTGCTGTGCTTTTTGCAATATCAGATACAGTATCTATTCCTTTACCGATAGCTTGTCCAACTGGCGTTAATCCACCTACAGGGTCAGATTGAACACCAGCATTAGCAGTAAATGAACGAGGGCCTTGTCCGTACCCTCTTATTAACGCTTGAAATTCATCACGTTCTTGTTGATTAATATCAGCCATTTGTATATCTCCGTTGTAATGCATTGTATTCTGATTCGTAAATATCTTGAGTAGAGCCATCACGATATGTTACTCGGATATAATGATTTCCTACAGGTTCAGCATGAACGATACCAATAGCTTGATTACTTGCACCGCTTATTGTAGAGGAATAATCATCTCCATCACCAAAATATGGCTTACTTGTACTACGCAATGTACTTGTTGCGACTGCAGCATCGAAGATTTCATCTTTCTCTGCGTCTGTAGGTGGTCTATGATGTTTGGTCTTAAATTCCTCAATACGACCTGCCATTTCTTGTTTAACACCATACTTAAAGCTACCTGCCAATGTCTTATCTTTTGGCATGACATCAGCTAATTTGTATTCATATGGTGTTAAATCAATGTTGCTGGCTTTCTTATTGTTATCATCAATTTCGAGTAGTGATGCATCAAGTTCATCATCCATGATTTTATTTGGCAACACACGTTCTGCATATGCTCGTGTTTGCTCATATGTGTGAGACTTTGCATACTGCTTAATCCCCCATTTTTCTTGCGCTGTCATCTTTAAACCTTTTTCGTAAATTTTATCGAGTTTAGGTCTTTCACTAGCCATTTTGCCACTCCAGTATTCTTGTTCTTCAGGAGTGGTTGCACCAGCCAATTGAACCTGCGCATATTGGAACGCACCGCTTACATCGCCATTAGCTAACTTTTGATTTAAGATTGTTTGACTAGCTTGTAAGCGATCATTAATGGCAATCTTCCGAGTTTGTTCTTGCAACGTAAAGTAATTCTTGTACGCTGCTCTAGCATCATCTTCAGCTTTTTTAATTTGGTCTTCTGAATATTTAGGACTGCCACCACTTGTCATAGGAGCATTCCTCATACCTGCTGAATAATTAGCCTCGGAATCAGTATAATAGGAATTTGCCTTTAAAATATGCGCCCATGTATCTACATCATTAACATCTTTTAAACCGTCATAATTCCTTAAAAAACTTTGCACATAATCATCTGCAAATTCCTCATCTGTTTTATACACCTTGTAATAATTAGTACCACCATCTTGTTGACGGTTTTCCTCACCATTTGGTTCTACTTGTGTTAATCCAGCATAGTTTTTATTTTCTGTTTGTAACTTTCCGAAATTCGCACTACCACCGGTTTCATGATAAAGTTGGCGATACACCATTTCCGCATTATATCCATATTTTTTAGATATATACTGTGCAATTCCCCATAAATGAGTGTCAGCACCAGCACCGCTTTTTAATGCCTCTTCATTTTGGGTTTCCATCTTTGCTCTAACATACATGGCAGCACTATTCATGCTAGAGTTTAAATCATGACCGTACATCTTATACAACTTAGCGTAGGTGTTATCATCGTTAACTAATTTATTGATGTTCATTTGATTAGACATCTTTTTATATGGAGTCAAGACGCTCTCGCTAACCACACCACTTAATGACGATATTAGATTTTCTGTTCTGGTGGAATCGTTTTCTGCAACAGCCCTATCTAGTAAATACTTACCTGTCTCATCTGTATTAGCACGGATTTTTTCATTGATCTGTTCATCATCCAGTCCCAATTCCTTGCCAGTGGACCTATACAAATCACCCATCAATGTAATTGTTTTCATTTGGTCAGCCATGTTGTCAGACCGAATAGCAGAATCACGAAGATTTGTAATTTGATTTTGTGTAGCCGTACTTAACGCCGTTTCATATTGACCTCTTGAATATTTGGATATGTTATTGTAATCAGTCGTCTTAGACGTTTCGACAGCTTTCGTAAAAGCATTAATAGCATCATTTGTTCTAAATTTATATTTGCCCATAATTTCACGTTGTATTTTATCAACACCGGCATTATAGTCAGGTAATATAGATTGAGCATTCATCCCTTTACGATTCATCAGCCCGTCTTTATCATCATTCAACAACTGGTTAGTACTATTATTGAACTCATTAATAGCATTGGTTACATCGATGTAATCTTTTCGCTTATCAATTTCTTCCCATGTATTAGTTGCCTCTTGCAACGCTTTATTCATGGCATTCAGACCGCTCACGTTGCCACCATATGCCATTTCATTTCCGGAAGCTTGGGTACTGCCTTGAATCGTATTCAGCTTTTGTGTCGGATCATAATTAGCAAATTTCATATCCTACCTCATTCTGTAATCACGCTTAACCGTTACTATCGGTCCTTTATCTGTATACCCCACAGGGTCACCACCATATGTAGTCTTCATCTTGCCCCCTGCATATTGCTGTTTGAGACTATACATAGATGATGCGGCACCAAGAATACTACCTACCATCGCCAAATTACCTTGACGTCGTGCATTCTTAGCGGAAGCACGTGCGGCATTAGCCTCATTCTGATAGTTCATACCATTCAAATATTCGTTGTAAATAGCATTATTTTTATTCTGTTCCCAATTGTAGATGTCTTTATTATATTCATCATAGCTACTAGCCATTAACTGTAATGGGGACCCTGCCATTTGCAACCCACCGGCCCCTGCTTCTGCCGCATTCGTGCCGGATATAAGGCGCATACGATTATCCATTTTGTCACGCTCTTGTAATTGTTGCATGGCAATTTGCTCTTGTTTGCGGTCAGATATTCGCTTATTAGCTTCTGCCGCTTGTGCTTGGGCGTTGTACATCGAAACTTGTGCTTTTGTTTGTCGATTTTGCGCAATCATCCCTATGCCGGTGCTGACTGCGGTTAAGATTGCCGCTGCGGGTAAGCACATATAAAGTCCTCCTTCTTGAGAGTGAATAATTCTAAATCGCCAACTTTTACAGTTGGATGAATAACGGCCCCAATCGATTCGAGCCATCGTTTCGTTTTAATGTTTGTCGTATGAACATAATTAAATAACCATTCCCTAGTCTCTAACCATTTAGCAATAACTTGGTTACTTAACTTGATAAAACGCATCTGCCACCGCATATCGTTTTCTAATACTTTATTACCTAGAAAATAAATACCATACATTCCGTTAACTGGTTCTTTTGAAATCCCATATACGCAAATAGCCATATCGTCTTCTAAGACGATATGGCTATCATAATCAGATTTACAAATCTCAGAACAGAAATCCTTGAAGGGGTATAAACGATTCACCTCTTGGACCTCTATGGCATCTCTCGCCCTTAGGTTGACTTCTAGGTCATGAATCAATTTATCTCGCCGTGTAGGCTCAATTTCGTCAATTTTAAAGTCCCGGTACATCTCTTAGTCCTCCGCCAATTTCAACTATGCGAGTAATTGATAATAAATTAAATGGGAATGGATCACTATGCTTTATACATATCGATGTATCTGTTGAATAATTTGTCCCCATTTTAGGTAAAATTACAGGCTTGTCGCCAGTAAATAGTTCATTCGGTGGTAATGTAATATCATCCATTTTGTCAAATGTATGTCCAACTTTACCGCCAAATGATTTATACATACGCAATACAACTCTTGATACCGTGGCAACTCGGCCTTGTAATGTGCCGTCTTGCATTTGCATTTCTACTGATGGAATACGAATTTTAGAGTCAAATGGTAATCCGATTTTGATATTGCTACCACTGACGTTTAATTGTAACAAGCCATCATCTGGTACAATCACATCTGGTTGTTGCTTCCCATCAATTACCACTTGTACAGTTTGACCGCTCAAATGAGGAATGTTAATACTATCAATTGCATTACTTGACTTAAATTCGACATAGCAATCAAGGAATACATTCACATCATCAGAATACAGTGGCACCATACGCTCGATGCATTTCACTTTTTTGCCTTGTAGTGTACGTTCAACAAGCGTGTACAAGCTATCTTGTTCGCCCTCAGACACGGATTCACAATATAAATATTTACCGTTAGTAACAAAGTGCGACCACCCATACACCTTTTGTTCAGGTATATAGGTTAAGCAATTAATCTCCCCATCATTTCGGATGTAATAGATAATGCTATCCGGGTCTTGCGCATACGCACTGGTGATAGTTAAATACCCTCTAACTCGTGTCTTAACGAATAATGTGAGGTCTTGCCCTGTATAGTTATCAGACTCATAACTATAACCCATATCACGAACAGTGCCACCACGTTCTTGAACGAACACGCATCGATTACCTATGAATTGTGGTTCACACGATAAGGCCCCTCGTTGGGTTTGTGTTTTTAGATTACAGTTGGTAGGAGTAATAGTCTTATCACCACTTACAATCCATTCATTACCGCTTGTAAGAATGATTAGATCATTAGCTGGTACAAGATGACGAATTTCGTACATTTTGCGATTAATCACCGGTAAGGTAATCGAGCTATCATCTGTAATAGTACCTTCCACCTTTTCAACGCCAAAGTTTGGATAGTCGCCAGTCCGGCTCATCCAAATATAATTGGGGTTTTTATTTGTAGCAGCAACTACAAAGCGGTCTTGATAAAACGTACACAATTTAGGATAACCGTTGCTACGGCCCCAACTGCCCATCTTCCATTTAGAAGTAGCCTCGTTTTCAACAATACCATTCAAGATATTAATCTTCATTGTTTTAGCATCTACAAATTCTTTAAATTCGATAATGCCCCATGTAGTGTATGGAAGAATTGAAAGGTCAACATTACATTCACCGCTTTTAATATCTGATTGAATACGTAGCTTTGCATTTGGCTCAATTTTGCCAGCATCTGTTACGTTATAGTCATTATTAGAGGAGTATGTACGGTAATCTTTCCAAGTCGTCCCATTATTGGTGGTAATTTGAAGTTTAACGGTACCAGTCCATGTCCCATGCGTTGTAAATTTCCAAGCTAGGTCTTGGTCTGTGGAGTAGGATTCTACATTGTAATTAATGTTGTTGTACTCATTCCATTTATGAACACCGCCCATAAATGACCGTTTTTCTTTTTTCTCTACTACAACACCAATATTCTTTGTATGAACAGCTGCAACAAAATAGCCTAATTGCATGACCATGCCAACCATATCCGCATTAAATAGATCTTTGCTAGAACGAATTGTATCGCCTGTTACCGTAACGGTAGAGTTAACATCTGTATTGATTGTGTCATACGGTTGTTCCGTTAACTTGTAGGCTTCAAGTCGCCAGTCAGTATCACTATACCGAGATAATGTCTGAATCGGATACTTACCACTACAGATGAACATTACATCGCCAGATTGGCTACAGTTCAAATCAAACAAGATATCGCTAATAAAAGGAGTCGTAACTTCAATACCGGTATAAATTCCGTAATTCCATACACGAATATATTTGTCACCAAATTCGAGCATGAAAGAATTATTGGTATTCGTAGTAAATTCAAATAATCGTGTTGGCTTATCACTATATTTAACTTGCCCTACATATTGGCTGCCTTGACGTTTGGCAACGGCTCCATATGGACGAATAACAACATTCTCCGCTTCCAATAAGGCGCTTTTATATTGCTCTAAGTCAAAGCGACTCGATACATCTGGCGATACCTCGCCAGTTGTAAATGCTAATTGTGAGATATAGATAGGATTCCCCATTACCAATCCCTCGCTTTCACATAGCTAGATATGTAAACTGTATCTTGTTTACGTTCCTTTGCGTTCATTCCTTTGGCTTCTTGAACTGCCGCTTGATACAGTTTATACGCTTGGTCAAATAATCCCCTATCCCCAGTAAGTGGCATAGCTAATGCACTAGCCAATTTACATTGCAACATGTACAAGGATATAGAATCCCATACATCTAAATCTGTCACATCATATATATAATCAATAAATGCTAGTGGCACATCACTCACTATGCATTTTTTGTTGTTTCCAATATTAAAAATGTTGTATTCCGGTTGCGATTCCGCATGAAAGCGATCGCCTTGTGGAATAACCCCTAATATCCGAATACATTGTTCCGGGTACGCATATACATAATTCCACCCATTAATTTTATGGGCGGACAATATCAATTTTTCATTTTTTCGAGCAAAATTCCATTCAAATTGTCGCAATACCAACTGTCTAGTTGGGTCATATTGCATACGGCATTGGCGGCCTTGCTCAGTTTCTTCTTCAAATGAATAAAGCAGTCCTGCATTAATTAATGCGAGTGCTTGATTGCAAATATCAGTAGGTGTCATATTTCCCCCTATATGGTAATAGAGGGATGCATAAGCACCCCTCATATTGTCACTTATTCTTCCGCAGCATCGGTTTTCTTTTTGCTTGTTTTCTTAGGCTTTTCGTTGCCAGTATTTTCATCTGGTGGATTTTCATTGCCGGTATTATCACCTTCAGTATTTTCATCTGGTGGATTTTTGTCACCCGGTTCTGTTTCAGTAGGTTTTACATTTCCTACAAATTCAAAACAATCTTTTCCGAAATCATTGATCATATCTTCTGGAATGTCAATTGTTTCGCCCTTATCAACAAGGCCATGCATTGTTAGATACATTTTTTGTTTAGTTGTTACTAACATAATTACACCACCTTATCGAGCAATATTCGTATCAAATGTGAGGAATGCGGTAATAGTACCCGCAGTCATATTATTAGCATTGATTCTAATAAACTTTTTCGCACCAGCTGGAATACGCATTACACGTTCTTCACCAGCTTTTGCATTTTGTGGAAACGTAATACCGGTTAACAACTTGGCATCCGCCATGTTTTCCTTATCAGAAGTATACACATTAAATAAACCTGTACCGGTTACATCAGCATCAACACGAATAACCATCCAAGGAGCGACAACTGCGTCGCCCCCTTCACCATTCATTACAACATCAGAGTTTGTGTTAGCTGTAATAGCCTTCTTCCAGAAAAATACATTTTCTTTATCAATCATCATAACTTGGTTACCCCCTATTATTTAACTTGTTGTTCGCCAATAATTAATGCATCAGTACGACGTACTGGAACGTCATTGAAATCAACAACGATTTTTCCCGGTTCTTTACCTGCTGCAGTTTGATATTGGTGACCTTTATTAAGTTGTTTGCGTAAGAAACCACGAACAGTTTTGTTCATGTACCAAACTGGACGACCCATACCAAGGTTAGGGATTTTTTCTTCTGCATCAATCATTAAGTCGATAAGGTCAGTACCTGCAGATGCATCTTTTGTAAGCTTAGATACATCAATGTTCGCAATACGAACAGCATAACGCCAATCACGTACTGTTAATCCCAAATCCCAAGAATAATGAGTTTGATATGCTTTATACTTTTTGCCTTCACTATCAAGTGCATCAACTACACCATCATTTTCCATTGTGAAACCAGCTTTACCACCTTTAGGATAGAACCCATACATAGTATTAGGGCCCCATACGCAAAGCCAAATGGAAGTCAATTGATTACCAGTACCACCTGCATCAATAAGGTTTTCAGCGGAACGAGCAGTCTTATCATTGTAACGTGGAGACAATCCGATAAATTTTTCAGGTTCAGATTTAGAACCATAGAATAATGTAGATGCCATTTCTTGGTTCATAGATTCCAAGAATGCACGATCTTCTTGTAAACGGAATTCAGCAGCATTGTTAGAAATATCCACCAATTTACGGTCAACAACTGCATAAGATTCAAGCATACCGCAGGCGTCTGTAATTTGTGCTGTTTTGGATTTATCTTGATTTACACCGCTATTAAATAAACGCCAAGTTGCCTTTGGTAAACCAGTACGAATGGTAGTCATATTACCAGTTTGAAGATTCCCTTCAAGCATTGTCATATCAGTTAAAACTTCATTGGTTTGGTTCATCATTTCAACAATTTTATCGAGATGACCATCACCTTTTACACGTTGTGCTACATCGAGCAAAGTAGGATTTAATGTTCCAATTGCCATTTATTTTTCTCCTTATTTCTTCATGTCACTATAAATAGATTCAGCCAGTTGTTGTTCGGTTGTAATTTCATGGCTGCCTTTAGAATTGCCCACGCCCGGGTCTTCCTGAACCATTTCGCCAACTGCAGCAAATACCTTAATCATGTTGATATTGTTGTCAATATGACTATCAACAAGTAATTGACGTAATTCAGGTACCGCTTTAGTTAGTGCTTCAATGCCTTTACCTGCAAGAGCTACAGTTTCATCGAATTTACCGCCTAATTCCTTTTTGGCGTGTTCATAATCCGCTTTTTGCTTTTCAACAACTGCTTGCTCTTGCTGCTCTTGATAAGCAGTCAAGATATTTTGTGCATACTGACTGCCAAATTTAGCTAATTCAATAGCCTGTTCCTGTGTTGCACCAACTTGGTTAAGTAACTTACTAAAGTCTGCAGTTACAGTTTCATCAAGTTCAGTACCTTCAGGGAACACGGATTTGAAATCATAAACTGTTGGTTCAGCAGGTGGCGTATTATCACCGCCTAGTACAGATGGATTACTACCTTCGCCATCTGGTTTAGCAGGTGGTTCAGTAGGTGGCGTAGGATTATTTTGGTCCGGATTCGCGCCCGGTTCATTGCCAGTCATGTTATTGTTAGCACCCATATTGTCATCAGCCATTTTGTTTCTCCTTATCGACTAAATTATTAAAATATTCTTGTTGCCCGATATATTCGAGCTGTGCAAGGTGGTATTGTTTAACTCCATCAATGCCTAATTTGTTTAGGTCACCATGGAATAACAGCCCTACCTTGCGCTTTCCTTCGTTGAAATATGTCTCACTGTTGCCAGTGAATGATTGCTTTAATATGCCAGAGCGGTCCATGAGCCTACAAAAAAACCACCTACCTAGCTCTGTGCTAAGTACGTGGTTAAGCGCTTGCATATCTCGCTCTTGCATATAATCTTTAATTGTTTTCATCTAAACACCGTCCATTCCTAGCCACTGCTGTAGTGCAGGATTGCCATCATTGGCGGCGTCTGTTGCTTGTTTTGCTGCTCCAGCCAATTGAGGTGCTAATTGTGCAGCCTGAATCAATTGTTGTTGCTGTTCCTGTTCAGCCTGTGCCTGTGCCTGTTGCGCTAAAATTTCTTGATACTCGTCATCGGAGCGAATAATCTTAGCTGGTACACCTAAGTTAACTCCATATGTATTGGCGGCCTCTTCAAAGTTGAACTTGTTGACGATATTAGGATTAGCCTGTGCCAAACTCATGATGAATGCAAAATACTGTTCAATATTAACTAATGAACTCATCTTTTGCGCTTGGGCTAACGGCGAGATATATTCAATCTTCACCTCTTGGCCGTTCAACTGGTCGAGAAGTTCCTCATCCTCAACAGGCGGGAATACACCGGCACGATCTAGCACCGCATACACACGTTCAATGATTGGGTTCAAGAATTCAGATAGCAGCCGTTCGACCACAGGACCTAATTGTTGCAGTTTCTCTTGAGTCCTCTCCATTACCTCACGAGCCGTCATCTGGCCCTTGTCGATTTGGTCTAACATCAAAAATAAATCAGCACTATAGGCTCTCTTGATTGAATCCTCTGTTACTGCAATCTTATTTTGAATATCCTGTAAATTAGACTGTACAGCAAACATCGGTTCAACTTTATGTTGCCCCTCAATTTCTGTAATGCCACCCGGATACAAGTTAACCGTACTGATAACATCAGATGGTGCTTGCATAGGAGGCTTAACACCTAACTCAACGGCTGTTAGATAGTCAAATTCTAGCTTCTGCAGCATTTGTGAATCTGGTTGAGCAAACCATGCGGCACCCTTACCGTAGCCATTCAAATCCATTGACGTATGTCGAGCGATTGGAATTGGCCATTCTTCAAAGCCCCCATGATACAACACTTCATCGCTATTGCTACCATCCACCCAGTAGATAGATGAATACGGCATATTGCGACGTCCCAACTTATCCTTACGGTCCTTGTTAGGCTCAACCAACCAATTGACTGTGAATGATTGTTGCAAGCTGTTTCCATTGTCGTAAATATTCTTAATGTTATCTGGGCAGTTATCATACCCAAACTGTTCGACAATCTGATCTACTGTCATTTTGTATTTACGACCAAAGATATTTACAATTTCCTTGCTGTTAGTACTAATAGCATAAGTACCTATCGGATACGATGTGAAACGAACACCAGATTCACTATCAGCAAATATCCCCATTGGAGCTTGCCCAATAGGCAATTCCATGTAGATTTGATGGACTACGCTGTAGAAATTGGATTTAGCAAGAACCGCATACAAGATTTCCTCTCGTTCATCCAACAGCTCAGCAACTTGGCTATTTGCTGCTACGTCAATATTTTCCATGGTTAATTTAAACCATTTACGGCTTGGAGGCGTTAAGCCGCTCATAACACCACTGGCGAATATTTGGCAACTTTCCCAAGCTACAGGATTTAGAATTTTACCATTGTAAGGTTCTGATTGGTCGTCTTCACCATCAAATTGACCAATAAACGGCAACTGATAGTCACGCAACTGCTTCCACTTATTAATGTATCGTTGCTGCGCATTAAATAGTTGAGAGAATTTCTTTCTCAACTTCGTATAATCACGCTTAACAGGCTTTACACCTTCCGTAGGTTGTCTAGCTAGTAAAGATTCCATTTCCGCCATGCTAGCCTCCTAAAATTGATTTTTGACCACTTCCAGTTGGTCCTAAAATAGTAGATTCAAAGCCACGTTTGAATTTTCGTTTAGTTTCTGCCATTTCCTCACCAGTCTGATTGCTCATATTCGCTTGAACAGTCGGAGCCGGAGCAGGTGGTGTATAGTTAGCAGATGCACCTTTCATACACATCTTTATCCCTCGCTTTCTACAATTAAAAAGGATTGTAACTCGTATTAGCTACAATCCTATTGCCTGTTTCGCTTTTTTTAACGACCCGCGCAGCAAAGGTCAAGGCTAATGCATCGCCTTTATTTGGTGATGGCAACCCTCGGTCTTTCATATCTTTTTTACTTTCGAGCTGAATACGACCATTCTTATCAATGATCGCTTCAGGTCCTACAATATCATCATAGAGTGCTTGGTCATTAGGTGGAATCGAGCCGCCCTCACGAAGCCATTCTTTCATCTGGCCCCACATGTAAGCCCTCATATTAAGATATACAGGGTCATTACTCTTACCGCCAAACTCAATCAATCGCCATTTACGCCCTAATTGCTTACCGATAGAATATATCCCTGTACCATATCCCATATCAATGAATACGGCATCAGCTTTATATTCATCCTCGAACTGAGCGATGAGTTGAGCCATGCGCCAGTCATCGTCATTCTTAGGAATAGATGCAAGCGACTTCATATAGTAGCCTTGCCGCATGACTATTTCTAAGGAGTCTGAACCAGTCCACGCAGGATCCACGCCAATGATTACAGGTAGATGTTCAAATTGTCCTAGCTTATAGACTTGCTTTTGTGCCTTGTCAGCAATTTCCGTAGAGATAAACTGCAAATCTGATGCGGAAGGGAATACACCACGCACACGTACTTTGAAGAAGTCGGAATCCTCACCATAAGCCTCTAACCATTCTTCAATCTTAGCTTTGTTAGATATTTTGACGGTTCTACTATCAATCTGATATGTATTCCAGAATTTTCTGTACTTTCTAAAACATTCACGGAACCGTCCGCTATTACGAGTAGGATTACCAAATGCACACCAAATAATTTCAGTGTTAGCATCTGTAAGAGCCCCTTCAGTTACTTCCCAAATAACATCATCAATAGCAGAGGCTTCATCAAATAGAACCAATATCCGATTACCTTGATTATGTAGACCAGCGAATGATTCAGGGGAATTCTTACTCCAAGGAATGGCATCGATGCGCCATGTCTTTTCATAATCTTTATCGCTACTGAATATAGCTGTGGCTGTGTAGGTAAACAAATCCTTAGCAATAAACATATTGTGCCATTTGCTAAGTTCTGGCCATGTTTTAGTTCTGAGCTGACCTTCTGTATTAGCAGTCACTACACCACGAGTATTCTCATGAGTAGATATTGCAAAATGAATAAGCCATGATATCAGTGCTGATTTGCCGATACCATGGCCAGATGCTACCGCCTCTTGAATAGCGGTTTGTAGGTCTTTGCCCTTCTTTAATTGTTCACCGATGTCTTTTAAGATTTGTATTTGCCATTCATCAGGCCCTTCCATATCTTCCAATGGCGTCCCCGGCTCTCCCCACGGATAGGCAAAATATACAAACGCTAACGGATCATGTGTAAGAGCGCCTAATGCCTCAAACAACTCGTCATGTTTTTCCATTAGCCTTCTCCCGTGCAGCTTTCAATTTATCCATAGCAGACACCGTAAGCTCACCTTTGACATCGATATTTTTAGTATCTCTCCACTTTTCAGGATTACGGTTCTTAAGCCAGAATATTTGAGCCGTAACATCTGGAGGCTGTTGTTTCTTTACAACTTTAACAAGCTTTCCATTCTCGTATGTTTTCTCTTCATATTCGTAACCCATAGCACGTTTATGCAATGCATTTTCAACTTCAAGGTCAATAACTTCCTTCCCTCTTTTAAGGGACTGCAGAAACTGCGGCGAACTCTTTTTCCAGTCATACAAAGTTCTAATCGAAATCCCTATATTTTTTGCTATTTGTTCATCAGTAAGGCCATCACGAGCCCAACCTTCTGCACGCAATAAATTATCTGGGTCAGTTAGCCAGTTTTTTCTATTTACTCGCAATGGATCATCACCTCACTTTAATGTATTACCGCCCTTGCGAATCATCTTCCCATTTTTTCTTACACATAATCCGCATGAATTTCTACTAGCACTTGAATGCGTAATATAGGATTGACATAAGCCATCATAAAATATTTCATTGGCCGTACATATTCCATTTTTATTATTCAAGCATTTGTGCTTGATGCAGTGTATTTGTGTCATAATTTTTTGTAACAAAAAAGGCACATCAATTAAGATGCGCCTTTTTGTGTTTGGTACTCTAAATGCTTAGGATATGAACTCATGTTCTTCCACTTACAATATATCATAGATATAGGGGGCTTAAAAGGTCGGAATTAGCCGATTTAAGCCGATTTTAGGCGGAGTTTATAACCTAATTCAAGAAGAGCCAAATTCTTATATTCTTTTCCTTGCGATTCGCCATATCCCACAAATGCATAAGCCCCTTTAGCAGACATACCATTGATATATTGTTGCATGAGGATAATAGATCCAACTGTATTGGTTAGTGAATCAATCATATGACAAGCATCATCACGTTTGGTAAGTAGTTCATGGATTTGACGTTTGTACCTCATTTCCATATCAAGTAACCGGTTAATATCATCTTCAATACCTGATGGTTCACCCCCATCTACTCGTTCTTTACCATAATTTACAGCCCGTAATGACGTGATATCGTTTTTAATGCGTTGGATATTACGTTTCAACGACTTAATCCTTAATGCTGCTTTACTTGCCTCATGCAGGTACTTATATGCCAGCTCACGATATTCCTTTTTGCTAAGTTCTACCATAGGACCACCACACAAACAATATTTAATACAAACAGAATACTACATATCACCATATCCCGTATTTGTGATCTAACTATTTTCTGTAACTGCATTTTATATGCATCAGAAACCATAAAGTGTTTTAATGCAGCAGCTTCACGATAAGAGTAATAGGACATTTTAAAAATAACTACAAGGTAAATCGCTAGTAGAATGTTTATAATAACCATTTCATTCATCGGTATCACCTGCTAGTTTTGCATATTTCCAAATGCACGTGTCATCGGCACTATCAACGCTCCATGATGTGCATCCACACAACCAAGTTTTCACAACTCCATTTGTATATCGTGCAAAATATCTTGGTTTCCAAGCCACCTTATCTTGGCTAACTAATACAGGTGTATCAACTGGTACTTCCGACCAATCAATAAAACCTAATTCTCTTGCAATATTTAAAACCTCGTTTCCCTTCATTTTAGGAAATATACTTTTTAAACAATTAGCATATTCAAATTTATTACAACTGTAAATATTTATATAACCTGATTCCATATCCACCATAGGCATTCCATTGGTTAAATATAACTCTCCATTATACCGACATGCACAATATCTCCACCCATCATCATATAGCTTTTGCAATAGCCATTTCTTCCCCTGTTCATCACTAATCATAATTTTCTACCTCTCTATAAGTCGTTTCGAATTCATTTACCTCATGAACTTTAATTTTACCTTTATGATCTTTAACAATATAATTACCCTTAAAACATTCGATTCTTCCATCATCTGTTGTGATTTCTAATGATGCATTTTCATACCAATCAATACCAATTACATCACCAATAAAATCGACTATTTCCATAACGTTAGTGCCGTTATATTGCACAGCTTGAATTTCATTAACCCTTTTCTCATATCGTCTAAACACTTTCTATCCACTCTCCCTTTTCCTCATCCCAAACAAACATCACTTCTTCTTCTAGGTAAAAGTTATCATCTTCATCAAAGCCATAGCTTTTATCATACTCAACAGTTTTACCTATATAGAACACAGTTTCTTCGCTCTCAAATGCAAGCTGGCATAAAAACTCAAATGCATCATGATAACTTTGAGGTGCGATGTAAAAGTCTGAGTGTTCAACGTAACCGCTATAGTTACTCATGCAAATCTCCCATTCTTCGTTATTTCATAATCGCTTTTTAATTTAAGGTTATCATAATCTAAACCACGTATATTTTCAATTTCTGCTCTAATTTCAAGTATGTTTAAATACTCTCCCATAGTAGCCTTTTGCCTACGCAATAAATCTATAGGACACGTTGGTTTAAAATCTAAAGTTCCAGCATCATATTTAACAATCATTCTGTGCAGTTTGTTGTAACGCTCTTTTAATTCCTTATACTCTCCTCTAAATCTAGCTTGCCATTCAGGTTCACTAATACCTAATTCATTTTTATTTTCTTCATTCATTTTATTCACCTCTTATAACCCTATCTTTATACACTTAATTCCCTTTTCAACAATATAGTCCATAAGTTTTAAAAGTTTCAAATACTCTTTATCTGTGAGTTCACCCACACAGTAAGCATCATATACTTTTTTACTTATCTCATTTAAACTTTTAAGACTATAAGCGGATAGTATATAATTCCTCGTCTTTCTGTAAAAAGCACTCATACCTATCTTGCCTCGTACAATTTATTAATTTCATACCTATATTGCGATATAACTCGTTTCTTTATATCCAATGCCAATTGTTCCAATGTAAGTTTTGCAGATTTTAATTCGATCATTGATATTTCTATACCGATATTTATGTTGTTCTTCTTATAAACAACTCTAAATCTACCGAAATCAAAATCAATCTTAGGTTCAAGTAAATCATCCTCATAAACAAATGTTAAAGCACGTTGCAAAATATAAATTGCATCTTCCATCCCAAGTATACGTATATCATCATAAATTCTCATACTCACCTCTTATGATAGGGCGGATATTTCACCGCCCATATCTAATCATCAACCAACATTAAATAATATGTGTTTAAACATAATAAGTGTCATTCCAATTAATAACGTAAAAATCCAAACGATCATACATATCAACAATGCATTGAAAAACCCATCTTTTTTACACATTATTTACCGCCCATACATTATTTAATCAAAAATACTAACATCACCAATAAATAAATCAATAGCAAAATGCTCATAGCTATTAATCCAATAATGGCACCACATAGATCAATTCCTTGTTGTAGTCTTATTTTTTCGCTTTCACGTATAATCCTATACATTTTTTTGCCTTTCTTTAATGTCACATATTGCTTTTTCATATAAACGGCCAATTTCTTTTGTTACATCGCTAACAAATCTAGCCAATGAACTAAAATCAGATAATCCATGTTCAACAGTCAAGCATACTGGTTCCTGATATTCAATGATTGCCACTTTTGTTTCATAAGCAAATTTTATATTGCCTTTATGGATACAAATTTTAGGAATAATCTCCTCGTTGCCTAAATGCATTTTAAATAATTTTGCGATTGTTTCACGTCGTTTCTCTTCAAAATCTTTTGCGATTTTCTTAATAACAGTTTCACATTCATCAAATGAATAATTGTTAAAATTCTGTCCAAACTTATTCATATTTATTTATCCTTTTGATATTCAAATATAATTTCTGTTTTAGGTGCATTAATCATCATGATTACACTATGATTTGCTGGCGATTTAACATTCGTTTACCCACAGCAATTTTGCAAAATATATGAAACGCTCATAATGTGAGA